TACCCCTTTCCATAAATATTTTTAGATAAATTTGGACTGCGAGGGTAGAACAGATGCCACTAAATTTAGCATCTCCTGGTATTGTAGTAAGGGAAGTAGACCTGACCGTTGGTAGAGTTGATCCAACCTCTGCCAGTATTGGTGCGATTGTTTCACCTTTCGCACAAGGTCCGGTAGAGGTCCCAACAATAGTTGAGAGCGAGAAAGACTTGCTGGAAGTCTTTGGAAAACCATATGGAACAGATAAGCACTATGAGCACTGGCTCACTGCTTCATCATATCTTGCATATGGAGGATCACTAAGAGTTGTAAGAGCGGATGGCACCGGTCTTCAAAACGGAAAAGTTGGTGCTGCAATGAGCATCAAAATTAAGAGTTTAGATCACTATGAAGAATTAGGATACGACGAAAATCCAATTTCTAATATTGTCGTTGCAGCAAGAAATCCTGGTTCTTGGGCAAATGGATTAAGAGTTGGTATTATTGATGGAAAGGCTGATCAAATTTTAACTTTATCTGCAGCAAATAATATTGCTGTTGGAATGGGAGTTACTCAAGCAATTTCTGCAACTTTACCAGGTACAGGAACAACTTCTGTTCTTACGGGACATTTAAAAGGCATTGTTACCGAAGTTAACGGAACTGATGTATCAGTGAAAGTACTTGAACACGTTTCCGGATTAGGAACAGTTACTGAAGTTGACTATCAACCATCTGGAGTATATGCATTTTCAAGTGGCACTAATGTTGCCATTCATACTGCTGGACAGAGTTCATCTTATGCATCAACATCAGTCAGTGCTGAAAAAGATTGGTTCGATCAACAATCCCTTACTTTAACTTCTTCATCAACAGTTAAGTGGAATACACTTGCTGAACGTCCTGGAACTTCTTCATATGCTGCGGCAAGAGGATCTAGATTCGATGAGGTTCATGTTGTTGTAGTTGACGGTGATGGTGATATCACTGGAAATAGTGGAACTATTCTTGAAAAAAATCTTGCTTTATCAAAAGCAAAAGATGCAGAATATTCACTCGGTTCTCCCTCATATTGGAGAAAATTTATTGCAAATACTTCAGAGTTTATCTTCGGAGGTTCTGCACCAGCTGGAATCGTAACAACTGGATTTGCAAGTGGTGGAACAGGATTTGATCTTGAGACTGATGTTGGTTGGGATCAAAATGCAGAAGGAATCACATTTGCAGCAACTGGAAATTCTAACAATACTTTAACAGGTGGTTGGAACTATGATGGTGCTGGTAATGTAGAAAATGATGGTGCATTAACTGCAGGATTAAGTGGATTAGTAACTGGTTATGAATTATTTGAAAATAAAGAACAGTTTGAAGTAGATTTCATTCTGATGGGATCTGCTGGATATGCTAAGGAAGATGCACAGGCACTTGCTAATAAGTGTATTGCAGTTGCCGAATCAAGACAAGACGCAGTTGCATTCATCTCACCATATAGAGGTGCAGCACTAACTGACACCACTGATGATAGAGCAGTAACTGTCAACTCTGCCGACACTATTACTGATAACGTAATTAGTTTCTTTGCCCCAATCACTTCATCATCTTATGCCATTTTTGATAGTGGTTATAAGTATATGTTTGATAGGTTTGCAAATACATTCCGTTATGTTCCTCTAAACGGTGATATTGCTGGCACATGTGCTAGAAATGATGCAAACAATTTCCCATGGTTCTCACCAGCAGGAACAAACAGAGGAGCAATCCTAAATGCAGTTAAACTTGCTTATAATCCAAGTAAAACTCAAAGAGATAGACTTTATTCAAATAGAGTCAATCCAGTAATCTTCTCACCTGGTGCTGGTATTGTTCTCTTTGGAGATAAAACTGGATTTGCTAAGTCATCAGCATTTGATCGCATTAACGTTCGTAGATTGTTTATCTTCCTCGAAGATGCAATTTCTGCTGCCGCAAAAGATCAACTCTTTGAATTCAATGATGAAATTACAAGAACTAACTTTGTAAATATTGTTGAACCATTCCTTCGTGATGTTCAGGCAAAGAGAGGAATCTTTGACTTTGTAGTTATTTGTGACGAAACAAATAACACTGCTGCAATTATAGATAATAATGAGTTTGTAGCAGACATCTTTATTAAACCCGCAAGATCAATCAACTTCATCGGTCTTACGTTTGTTGCCACCAGAACTGGTGTTTCATTTGAAGAAGTTATCGGTAACGTTTAATTTAGAGGTATAAGAAACAATGGCAAACCGTCAACAAGTAAACACCTTACCATTAAGAACTATCAGTGACTTTAAGAGTAAACTGAAAGGTGGTGGTGCAAGACCCAATCTATTTGAAGTGGAACTCACATTCCCTTCAATTGTTGGAGTTCAAGATGAAAATGAAGTAATTGAAAACTCTAGATTTCTTGTAAAGGCAGCAGCACTGCCTGCCTCTACAATCGCTAACATTGATATTCCCTTTAGAGGAAGAATCTTAAAGATTGCTGGTGATAGAACATTCGAAACCTGGACAATTACTGTTCTTAATGATACTTCATTTGCTATTAGATCAGCATTTGAAAAGTGGATGAATACCATCAACAAACTTAATGATGGTACTGGAGAAACAGATCCAGCACTTTATCAAGTAGATGCTAAGGTTCATCAACTCGATCGTGATGGAAGAACCCTCAGAAAATATGTCTTCAAAGATGTATTTCCAACCAATATTTCTTCTATTGATCTCAACTATGACACCACTGATACCATTCAGGAATTCACAGTAGAGATGCAGGTTCACTTCTATGAGGCATTCAAGGGTAATGCTCCACAATCTGGTGGTGAGAACATTAGCTAAATAGTAAAATAAAGTCTAGTTAGTTTATAATATGGCAAAACTTTTTGGTTTTTCTATTGAGGATAACGAGAAAAAATCCAAGTCTATAGTTTCCCCCGTCCCCGAAAATAACGAGGACGGGGTTGATAACTATATTAGTAGTGGATTTTATGGTTCGTATGTAGATATTGAAGGACAATATAGAACAGAGTTTGATTTAATAAGAAGATATAGAGAAATGTCACTTCATCCCGAAGCGGATGGTGCTATTGAAGATGTTGTCAATGAAGCTATTGTCAGTGATCTTTATGATTCACCGATTGAGATTGAACTTTCAAATCTCAATGCAACTGATAATTTAAAAAAAGCAATAAGAAAAGAATTTAAATATATCAAAGAAATCCTAGACTTTGATAAAAAGTCTCACGAAATTTTTAGAAACTGGTATATTGATGGAAGACTTTATTATCATAAAGTAATCGATGTCAAAAAACCTCAGGAAGGAATTAAAGAACTGAGATATATTGACCCCATGAAAATGAGGTTTGTAAGACAAGAAAAGAAAAAAGATAAGAATATTATTGGACCAAATATTCCTGGTCGTGACGAATCTAAAAATGGAATTGCTCCAGAGATTGAAGAGTATTTTGTTTATACACCAAAACCAAACTATCCAACAGGCAATTTAACTGCTGGTGGTGGAAACAAAGGAACTAAGATTGCAAAAGATGCAATTACATATTGTACTTCTGGTCTTGTAGATAGAAATAAAGGCACTGTTCTTTCTTATCTTCATAAAGCAATCAAGGCACTCAATCAACTTAGAATGATTGAGGATTCTTTGGTCATCTATAGATTATCAAGAGCACCAGAACGTAGAATCTTCTACATTGATGTTGGTAATCTTCCAAAAATCAAGGCAGAACAATATTTGCGTGACGTAATGAACCGTTATCGTAATAAGCAAGTTTATGATGCAAATACCGGAGAAATTCGTGATGATCGTAAATTTATGTCCATGATGGAAGATTTTTGGCTTCCTAGACGTGAGGGTGGTAGAGGAACTGAAATCTCTACACTTCCTGGTGGTCAAAATTTGGGAGAACTTGCTGATATTGAATATTTCCAGAAGAAACTGTATAGATCACTTGGAGTTCCTGAATCAAGGATTGCTGCCGATGGTGGTTTTAATCTTGGTCGTTCTTCTGAAATTTTAAGAGACGAACTTAAGTTTGCAAAGTTTGTTGGTCGTTTGAGAAAGAGATTTGCTCAGATGTTCAATGATATGTTAAAGACTCAACTTGTTCTTAAAAATATTGTATCACTTGAAGATTGGGATAAAATTTCTGATCACATTCAATATGATTTCTTATATGACAATCAGTTCTCCGAACTTAAAGAAACTGAAATGTTGAATGAAAGACTTGGTGTTCTTGCAACAATCGAACCATATATTGGTAAGTATTATTCAACTCAGTGGGTTCGTAGCAAAGTTCTCCGTCAGACTGATGCAGAGATGATTGAGATGGACGAACAAATTGAACAGGAAATTAAAGATGGAGTTATTCCAGATCCAAGTGCAATAGATCCAATCACGGGAGAACCATTACCGGAACCAGGTGGAGAAATGCTTGGAGATGTTCCAATGGAACCTGAAATTAATGGTGGAATTACTGATGCTGATGGCAAAGCTGCCGAGATATAAATATAAAATATAGTTATTATAAATTTTCATGGAAGAAATTGTAAATTTAATTGGAGCAGATTCTTCTGCATCTGATATTAGTGATCGTATTAAAGACGTTTTGTTTGCAAAAGCAGCAGAACGTATTGAAGGTATTAAACCAACAGTAGGTGCATCCATGTTTGGTGATTCCAATTTAGACACGGAAGAGGAACAAGATGGCTAGGACTTTATTGTTAGGAGATGAAATAGCATTACCAGTTAATACTGGCACTGCTACTAGTTTTTCCTCTGCGACTGTAGTTAGACTTGTCAATACATCAGGAAATCCACAGGTTGTAACTGTTGTAGAAACTCAAAGTGGTTCAGGTATTGGTTCTTTTACAATGCTTGGCAGTACGACAGAATTGTTAGAAAAAAATGCATCATATTGCGTTTTTGCAAGTTCGGCAAATGTAAAAGGTACAAAAGTAGGATTCACAGGATAAACAATGAAACTTATCACAGAAGAAATTTCAAAAGTTGAATTTATCACCGAAAAGGTTGGTAAATGTAAAAAGTGTTTTATTGAAGGTATATTCCTTCAGGGTGATATCAAAAACCGTAATGGCAGAATGTATCCAATGGAAACTCTTGCCAAAGAGGTTGGTAGATATAACGAAAACTTTACAGCAAAGGGTCGTGCTTTAGGAGAACTTGGACATCCTGATGGTCCAACCGTTAATCTTGATCGAGTTTCTCACAAAATTGTCTCTCTTGTTCGAGAAGGAAACAATTTTAAAGGTAAAGCACAACTTCTTGATACTCCTATGGGCAAGATTGCACAATCACTGATTGGTGAAGGAGTGCAATTGGGAGTTTCTTCTCGTGGTGTTGGATCATTAAAAGAAGATAGAAATGGTGTAAGAGTTGTCGGTGAAGATTTCATGTTAGCAACTGCTGCCGATATCGTTGCCGATCCTTCTGCTCCTGATGCATTTGTCTCAGGAATTATGGAAGGAAAGGAGTGGGTTTGGGACGGTGGAATTCTCCGTGAACAACTCGCAGAAAAGACTCAAAGAAGAATCAACACTCTCGTTGATCAAAAAACACTTGAAGAACATAAGTTGAACTTATTCAACGATTTCTTATCAAATCTATAAATTATAAATAAATATAGATTAATACAAAATCTAATAATCAAATGTCCGTTGGTAGCAATTTACAAGAAATGGAAAACGTAGTAACCAAAGGCGCTGCTGCAGCTGAACCAATGCAAAAACTGTCCCATTCAACTCCAGGACAGCCTTCTGTAGAGGATCTCGGTGGCCCAACCCCAGAAAATTACAAAACAGACGACGACTCTGCAAAGTTGGCAGAACCTAAGATCGCAACTGTCAAAGACATTGTGAACAGAGGTGCTAAACCTGCAGAACCCATGCCTAAGGGTATGAAAGAAGAAGAGGAAGTCGAAGGTGAAGTAGTTGAAGAGGAAGAGACCACTGCATCTGCTGAAGAAGTAGTATCTGAAGAAGAAACTACTGAGGAAGAAGCAGAAGTTGTTGCTGAGGAAGAAGAAGCACCTCAGGCAGAATACAATATCGAAGAAGATGTTGAAGCACTGCTTGCCGGTGAAGAACTCTCTGAAGATTTCCAAGAGAAAGCACGCACCATTTTTGAAACTGCTATCAAGGCAAAAGTTGCCACAGTTCAAGAAGAACTGAAGGCACAATATGAAGCAACCCTCGAAGAAGAAGTTTCGGCAATTAAGTCCGAACTGACTGAGAGAGTTGACGCATATCTTGAGTATGTTGCTGAAGAGTGGATGACCGAAAATCAACTCTCTGTTGAAGCAGGACTTAAGTCCGAAATGACCGAATCATTCCTTACCGGAATGAAGAGTCTTTTTGAAGAACATTATGTATCAATCCCTGAAGAGAAATATGATGTAACCGCCGCAATGGTGGAAAAATTAGATGAGATGGAAGATAAACTCAACGAGCAAATCAATAAAAATATTGCTCTCAATCAAAGATTAGCTGAGTCGGTTGCTGATGTAATCTTCTCTGAAGTCTGCGAAGGTCTCGCACTTTCCCAGAAGGATAAACTCGCTTCTCTTGCCGAAAATGTTGAGTTTGATAGTGAAGAAACATATCGTGAGAAACTGGTAACTCTGCGTAAGTCTTACTTCCCAGAGAATGCTGGTGCTCAAAGAGACGAGTCGGAGAATATTTCTGAAAGTTCAGAAGTTTCTGCACAACCAGTTTCTGGTTTAATGGAATCGTATCTTGATGCTCTGACTAGAGTTTCGAAAAAGTGATTTTTTAATTATACGTCAAACTAAAAATTTTAAGGTAAATTCAAATGCAAGGTTTCAATGCTGAACACCTTCAGGAGAAGTGGGCACCTATCCTTAACCATGAGGGTCTCGGTGGCATCAATGATGCACACAAGAGAATGGTAACCGCAGTTCTTCTGGAGAACCAAGAAAAAACACTTAGAGAGGAAGCAGAATTCCTCGGTGAAGCAGGTCCAACTAACTCTGCCGGTACAGGTGGTTTCAGTGGTTCTGCTGGTAATACCGTTGCTGGTTTCGATCCCGTTCTGATCTCCTTG